ATTATTTATGCAACTGGCAATGATGTCCCAGTTAGTATTAGTTAAAGTTCCCCATGTACCGGCTTTTTCGCCAGTGGTCATGAGTTGGACGCCGAGTGCGGTATAATTTGATGCCATAATTTTCTCCTTACGCTGAATGTTCTATATCTGTATAAGAAGTATTCCCCGTAATGTCAACATCTTTGTAATGCAGTGGGGACATACCCGCGGACCCTAGAGTTCCACTCATTTCAAACCCTGAAATACCAACCTGCATATCTGTTATTGTAAAACTTCCTAGTGAAGCAGTGATAGCGAATCCACTTAATCCTACTGCCATATCTGGAAAACTTCCAAGACTGCCTTGGCTAGCTGTCATACTAGGTGGAGCCGTTAGATCAACTGATACAACTGTGCCTGATGCTATGGTACCTAGCGTCATGGTTCCGAGGAAGGTTCCAGTTCCTTGAACTACATCTGCAATTGTTAAAGTTCCTACTGAACCTGTGATAGCTATTCCACCTAATCCTTGAGTATGATCAGCACCATTGTTAATTGATAAAGATCCTAGAGAAAGTGTTCCTAATAAAGAATCAGTAAGAGTAACTTTAAAATCGTAATTTATTTGTGGTGTTCCTAAAGAACCTGTTATTGATAAACCTGTTAGTGACTCTCCAATTTCTATTATTAATGTGCTTTGTTCTCCCCAAGCACCTATACCCCATGTATCTCTGCCCCAACCTTCAAGACCCAGTCCGGCAGTCATTTCTAGACCATCTGGTATAACAGTAGTAGTATTTTCACCCCAGTTACCATAGCCCCATTCATCTCTGCCCCAACCTTCTTCTGATTGAGCATAAGGTAAAGTCCCTAAAGAAGCAGTGATTGCGAATCCGGTAATATTTACTACTGGACTATAACTATCGCCCCAGGGTTCATTGCCCCATGAAGAACGACCCCATCCTTGTTCGGATGCGGCGGCCAGTGTACCGAGAGATCCAGTCATGGATAAACCGGTAAGAGGGATACTTAAACTAGCATCACCCCAATCATTTTCACCCCATGTATCTCTACCCCAGCCAACAGTAGAAGCAGCATAAGCCAAATCTCCTAAAGAAGCAGTAATTGAATATCCAGTAACAGGAATAGATATTGCTGATTCACCCCAGTTTTCATCTCCCCATGCGTCTGAGCCCCATCCTTGTTCGTTGAAGGCTACGACACCATCGGAATTTAAAGTTGAAGTAATTGAAATACCGGTAAGTGAAACGGTAACGGTATCAGATTCCCAGGAATTATAGCCCCAGGTTGTTCCGGGTTTATTCCAAGTGTTAGCCATAAGGACTTAGCCCCTTACGACGTTATTCGGATAATAGCGTCTGATGAATCGTTAGTTGGAAACTGAATTGTAAAAGTTCCAGAAGAAACTGTTTTATCTCCACCAAAATCAATGGAACAAACAGCAGCATTTGATGTCAATCCAGAGATTGAAGATGAATTATAAATTAAACATCCTCTTGCTGTGAAAGAAGCTGATGTCCATGATGTATCTGAAAAATCTGTGTAAGAAGTAACAGTGCTTTTAGCTACTCCAGTATTAGTTAAAGCGTTTCCACCGGATGTGTATCCCGAACCAGTAGTTGTAACTTCATAAGTATTTGTAGGATCCGCAGTCGGAGTAGATGCAACAACCCACTGAGTTGTTGTTGTTGTTAAATTAGCCGAGCCGCTAGAATATAATGCTAGTTTAAAAGCACTTCCTGCTGGTGTATCTCCGGAAGCATTAAAACTATGGTAGCCTCCCAATAATTCTTCTTTAAAGGTATTTTGTAATACTGATGAAATTGCCATAATTTTTATCTCCTAATTAGGGTGACGGAGAGTTGACTGGTATTCTAACGGTGCCGTCAGTATAATCATCTCGTCTTCGTCTTCCAATTTGCACTCCTGCAAACTTTTGTACTTCTTGTTTATATTTATTTTCGTATAATGTCAACATATCCATAGGACCTTTTAAAAATCCATAAGCCTCTACTAAAGTAGCATATAATAGCCCCTGTGGGAAGTACTGACTAATATAAGTTCCAGATGTTTTAGTCACTAAACTTTGAGGCACCATATCGTAATATATTCTATGCATATAATTAGCATCTGGTGTAGGAGCCAGATAGAGACCTCCTGAAGTAGTGGATGAAGTTCCCGTAGCACCCCCAAACATTGCATAATATTTAGGAAATCCTGTAACATCCTGGGCTGTTTGGCCCCCTGATGAGCCTGTGGATCTATTAACATATTCACTTAAATAGGTCTGGTCTTTTTTCTGTAACCATGTTCCAGGACCTGTGGTAACTGATGTACTATTAAAAACTTCTACTCCACGCACAAATACTGTTCCAGTATGTCCTTTAGTTCCTAATCCAGGAACATTAATTGTATTATCATCAACCGCTAAATTTCCTTCACTGACAAATCTATTATTGTCGCTGGGAACATCATAAAAAATTCTAAATTCTGCATTTTCTATAAATCCGCCTAGAATAGCACCAGTTAATACATTTGAATCTACTTCAGTATAGTTTCTAATGTTAGTTTCTAATTCTGAGAGTGTATATCCAGCCATTATTTAATGACCTCCTGACAACTTGGACAACTTTTTTTAAATCTATTGTGACCCTTACAATGTAAAGGTTTTGGTTTAGGAATGGGCTTCACTACTTCTTCTCCTATATTTTCTGGGAGTGTAGCAGAAACTTGCCCAAATAATTTTTTCCATAATTTTTTTAAATATTTAATCATTACGGTCTATCGTTTACGGGCCCACCGAAAACGAAAAATCCCCCTCCGGTTGCTATACTAGTCGCCGCAGAGACTAAAGTAAAACTAAATTTATTACTAAAAGTTACCGTAGTTCCAGCATCGTCTACACGTGTTTCATTAATAATGGTAATTGGATAAGATCCATAAACTTTTTCTCCAGAAGTATGCGCTACTGCTCTTGTTGAAACCGGAGTATTCCCCTGGGAAGGAGCTGCAGTTCCTCGGGTCAGTCCGGAAAGAGTATTGGTCCCTGTATTATTCGCAGTATACTGAATAGTTTCACTCGTAATTCTTCCATACTCAAGAGAACTAGTATCGGTATTAGTTGATTCAATAACAATATATCCTGTTGCAGGAAATTGAGCAGAACTTGTTAAAACTAAACTGGTCGCTGCTGCCGTGATATCGCCATTTAAAGTTGTGTTTAATTCAAAAGTAGAAACTGCGACTCCTCCGACAGGAGTTTTAACTTGATAAAATCTAACGGCATCTCCCGTGGATCGTCCATGACCTGTTTGTGCTACTATTACTGTAGTTCCAACTTCTGTTAAAAAAGGATCATTATTTAATGGAGCAGGAGTAGGCAAAGCTACTCTTGCAGGTCTTGCTCTTTGTAAAGCTTGTGGGTCTGCACTGGTAGGTTTAGGATCCAATTGAGGTTGTTTAGGTTCATATTCAGAAGTATGAACCCAGGCTCCATTCCATTCCCTTACCATTTCTAAATAAGGAAAAACTAATCCAGATCTATCTGATACTGCTAATGCATGTTTTCCTGAAGCAAATACAGCCATAGCTACGCGTTAGGATAATATACTTTAGGTACAATATAAGTACTAGTAATATCCGCATCCTCTCTCACTGCTCGAGCTAGTTCATCTTCATAAAAAAGTTTCATTTCTTGTGTTCTTTGCGGGGCATTTTTTTGAGATAAATAAAATGACAATCCCGCTGTCATACAAGGAACAAATCTGTAGGGCACATTTACTGCATTTGTATAAGCGCCTCCGTCCTGAATTCTTCTTGCATAGTATAAATTTAATTTGTTTCCATCTTCTGCTGCGCCAGGAGTGAGGTATAAAGTTAAAGTTGTTCTATCAATAAATCTTTGAGTAAAATAAGAAGTAGGGGTTCCTTTTGCTGACTTGTTAGAATAACCTTGATACTGAGATCGACTAACTTCTGTCATTGGTGAATCAATACTTGTGGAAGTAATTCTATAATTAACTTCTAATATATTATCCATCCCAGTAGCATGTTGAGTAACTGCAGCTAAAATTAAATGAGAAGCGGCCGTTGTGCTATTAGATCCACGAATACCTCCAGTAAGATTCGCCGCGCCTGTGGCTGCAGATTTTCCTGTATATCTAATCGTTTCAGATCCTACCGTAATTGTTCCTCCTCCTTCATTAGCGCCCGGCATGTCCTTGACTTCTGTTAAAGGAATATCTGTATCCGAGTCAGTGATGGCTGAAGATAATGTCGTTGTTAATCCGTTGGAAGCTCCATCTTGAGGAGTTCTATAACTAGTATAAACATTTGTTCCATCTACTAAAGTAAAACCTTGATTGGCAACTTCCCAATAATGAAGTCCTCTATTACTCCATTCAGAAAATAAAATATTTAAAGATCGTTTGGCAGTTCTTAATTGATAACCAGAAACGTTTTGAAGTCCAATACGTTCGTAAGATTCTTCTATGATTTCGTCAATTGGAAGAGTCTTGTCAAAAGTGTATGATTGAGAAGTAGTGTTAGCCATCTAACCCTACCCGTCATAGAACACTGTCAAGCCTGTTACAGCAGCAGCCGGTATAGTAATATAAGCTCCAGCATCAAACAGTACTGCATTATCAGGAATATAGGGTTCTATAGAACTAACTGCACCAGTTGTAGGAACCGTCATTAAAGTAGTTCCTGTTATTGAAGTATTATTAAAAACTATATTCCCAGCAGCGGCTTTAGTTGCGCCCTGCATTCCTCTAATTCTAGTTCTTCCTGCAAATATAACTCCAGTACCTGTTCCTGTTCCCAATATTCCCGCTTGAATATCAGTCGTAATAGATCCTGAAGCAATAATACTTGTAACCGTTGCATATCTATCTGTAAAAGATACTGTACCTGCGTTAGGTCCTGTTAATGCAGTCTGTGTTTGAGC